AACTTGTAATTCTTTGAACTAAAATTAATGGTTGGCTCAATCTTAATCTCTGAGCTTCGATCTAATTTATCACTCCAATCAATAGCATCACCACTTGCATTATAGAAATCAGCCAATGGCTCAATTTCAATTATTTTTGGATCAGCAATGGATGGCTTTACATACAAATTAAATGCTGTAAGTAATCCCTTGAAAAACTTATCACAAGTCATATCTGGAAGGAATGCATCCAAGAATACTGTGCCTCCAGATGATAGAGTTTGTGGTTGTTTTAAAATGTCAAGATTTACTGTGTTGCTTTGTATCTGGAATGATGTTGTTGCTGATGTAATAAAGTTCCTTTGAATTGAAATGCTGTTAATAAATAAACCAATCTTTATTGTAACAGAATCATTCACTAATAAATTTAACTGCCTTTGATAATCAAATGAAAATGTTAAGCTTGTTGTTGTTGATGATATTGTACCATTATAAAGAAGATCTTGAGCTATTGGAATATTATTTTTGTATATAAATATTACAACCCTATAATCACCTTTTATATTATAAGCTCCAGAACCATTACCACTGATATTGATATTTAAATCATGATCTCCATAATATTTTAAATTAAACAAGCCTTTACTTGCTGATACAAATTTCAATGGATCAGTTGTCTGAGCTTGATTCAAATTATCTTGAATAACTGTACAATCATAATTATCAGCAAATGATTTTAATGGAGTATTAATAAAACCACTTGGTATATCTGGATCAACAAAAGTTATGTAAGATCCATTAAATATATTCCCTGCAGTATTATTATCTTCAGTTGTGAATAATGAATCAGCATCACTCTGAGCCTGTGTAATGGTTGGTAAATCACCACCTGGATATGCAAGCAATAACTTCTTGAATAATTGACTCTCAAGAAAATCAGAATCCCAACTGATGCCACAATAATTAAAAGCCTTCTCAAGTATCTCATAGCAGAATACTTGTGGTGGAATATGCTCAACTCCAAAGGTGGATGCTGATGGACGCGTGAACCCGTAATCAATCAAGCCGTAGTAATAACCTCTACCAGTCCACCCCTGTGAGTCTTGGTTGCTGGATGGACTTCCATTCAATTGGATAGTTCCATTCCATGTATCTTGTTGGTTGGCATAAGTCAGAGCATGATTATATTCTGAAAAGCCAAGTTCATTTACTTTAATCTTTGCGAGTCTTGATATATAATCAATGGTATCACTTACCAAAGTTATCTCAAAGGACCAGATGCCATTCATTAATTTACAGCTCATCAACTGAGCAACACCATTGAACTCAAGCAATCCGTTCTGATAATATTGTGCCTCTGCCTTGATGCTTGGATCAAAGTCAACAAAATCTGAATCAATTGTACTGATGCTATCTGTCGCACTCAATGTATAAACACTCAGCATTAATGATGTGTTGTTTCTTGTGCCAGGTAAGGTGATAGTCTTAGAATTATTTCCTTTTCTTGCATTCAAGTCTTTAATATCACTAATATTGAATGTCAATGGAAATGGAGCATCTTGATCTATGTCAACCAACCTCCCATTTATGAATAACTCTCCAGCCATTAGTTAAGTTGTGATCTATAAGTGAATGTTCTTTCAATGCTTACTGTCTCTTGAATCAAGCCATCTCTTCTCCTATTCTTAAGAGTATATGATGAGTTTGTTACCTTTACTGGCTCAAATGCTGTGCCATTGTCCCTCTCAAGATAAACAAGTGGTGAATCATATAATGAGTTAACCAACCATTGCTGAACGTCTTGATTAATCCAGTCCGAATTCAAAACCAATTGCTCTGACTTAGTCTTGGCAAAGTCTATCTTCTGACCAGCATAAAGTGGATATGTGTAACTTGTACCATCCCAGACTCCTGGATCACGTTGATATCCGAATGATTGAACAGTTGCTGATTCAGTTGATACCAATCCAAAAGTGAATGAATCAAAGGAGCCAAGCTTATTCAACCAATGCAATCTATAAGTGTCATATCTCTTGCAATCACTATCAAGATATATCTTAAATGATTCTGTTGCTTGATCAGTCAATTCAACTTGGACAATGTAATAATAGCAGTCATCAAAATCAGCCGCAACTAATGATGTATTATCAATTAATACTTGAGGACCAACATTAATGATATTGAATTCTGTTGATGTTAAAGTTAAGCTTGCATAAGTAGTGTTATTGTTGTTGATATCGAATATGTTAACAAGTAATGTGGCAACCTCAAGACCAGTCTGCTCAAAATATCCAAGAAAGAAATTTTCATCCAATCCACACAATGCTCTTTTATTCCTTGGAAAGTAAGTCAGAAACAATGAGGATCCTGTCAGTTGTGGATCATAATCAGAATAATCCCATGAAACAAAATCAGAGTATTCAATTGATCCATTAAATGCTTTAACTGTTGAGCTGGTATCACTATCTTGAATGGTTGGTGTTGCTCCATATTTCTCATATACAATGATGTAATATTCAACCATAGAATCAGTGGCATCATACTCAAGATCAGTTGTGATTCTGATGTTGCTCAATGTACTTTGAACAGCTTCAGATACATCAATGCGACCAAGTGTATTGAATTGTCTGAATACCTCTTGAGTTATTCTCAATAAGCCATCAATGTAAATCTCAACCATAAAAGAGAAATTCACTTGAGCAGTCTGATCACTGCTAAACGTAAAAACCAACGGATTTCCAGCTGGTGAAATCAATTGAGGCTCATCATATATTGTTACTGCCATTTCTTGTAAAATTTATTTCAAACATTAATCCAGTCAACTCAGCCAAGTCATTACCAATCTTCTCAAGTACCTCATCAGTAACTACATTATCAGTGATCCTCTTTGGTCTCAATCCTCGCTGCTTGATGTTATAACTTACAGCATAAGCATGATCCATATCAAATCCTTTCCACTCGCTGATTGCCTTAGCCATATTATGACTGACTACAGGATATCTGAATGAGAATTGACTGCCATAGTTATTGGTGCCAACAGCGTTGACTCCCTCATCAACAAATGGATAATAATCTTCTGCCTCTAATCTGAATGATAGTGTACCAGTTGGTACTGGAATAATTGAGGCTGCCAATGCTCCAGTGTTCTGAGCTACCTTCTTAGTGTAATCTCTGAATTCAGTTGCAAGTCTTGTTGATAACTCAGTTATAAATTTATCATAAACACTCTGAGGCTTCTCAGCTTCCTGAGTAGTGATACCAAAGTCCTCAAGAAAATCAAAGTCTGCCATTACTTAATATGCGTTTATGTTCGTTCTCATCCACTATTCTAAAATAGTTCATCCAGAACAATGTTGTCACATAAGGCTGTTGTGTAACCTTTGCCACACTGACTCCCATTTCTTTGGATAATCTATGGATGATAGTGGTCCAATTAAACCACTCTGAATCTTTAAGTCCTGCTCCATCATCATCATTTCCATCCTCTGCCTCGCCATCTGTATCCCTAATATAGCGAGCCTCCGCTTCTCCGATAAGTCTAAAAAAAAACTGAAAAAGTTCAAAAACTCATCCCCTGGAAAGTGTTCTAAAAACTCCTTATATCTATGATCATTAGGATTTAGCACTCTTCCTCTGTCATCTTCCTGACAGTACTCCATGCCCTTCTCAACATACATAATTGCCAATGCTTGACATGGATCTTGGCTGATATCTTCAATCAATTTCAAATCAATAATCTGACCAGTTGATACATGAGCAAAGTTTTTCTCAAGTTGATACATCTTACCATTAACCTCAATCTCTGACTTTGGATCCTGGTACTGATAGCTTACCAATAACTGGAGGAGATGATTGGCCGCACCTTGAATGCTTTCAATATCAGCTCGCTTGATCTTGTTAATTGACTCACCACTAAATAAACTCAGCAACTGACATTGGAATATTAACAATTGAGTGATGTCATCTTTCTGCTCCTTCATTGCCTCTGCCATCATTAACCATCTGGTCATCTGTACTGGGGTGCAGTTAGCTAATGTAGTTGGTAATTTTATATCAAGTTGCTTCATACTCTTAACGCCATATATCTGCCTCGGTTAGTGAATTCCTTTCTGCTATGCCAAGCCAATGCTGTTGAGATGACACCATCATCATGGAGTCCAGCTGGAGCAGAGTAACTCACATTCCTTGTGTTTGGATTGTAAATATAGGAAAAATTATCCAACTCATCTATCAACCATTGATCATTAACAATTGAGATTGATTGCTGCTCAAATGCAACAGCCAAGTCCTCAATTATGATCGGCTTTGTTTTGGATGTTGTTACAAATGGATGGATCAGATTCTTGCATCTAACCTGGAGCATCTCAAAGAACACATCACCTTGATTGTTCACCTCCACCAATGTGGTTGCATTGTATTGCTTTATCAACTCAGCCACCTTCTCAATGATCTTGCTCCACTCATCATGACGCCATCTATGAGCAGCGACCATCTGTCCATCCTGGTTGATGATAGTCAGAACAGTGTAGTCATCAGCTCTACCTATGTCAAGACCAGCATACATCTTTGCAGTCTTGGATCCAGTTCCTATGCATTCAGATACGTTCCTGAATATACCACTGGCATTGTCAATGAACTCAGCCAGATACTCTTGCCTAAAGACATAATCTGGAAGGGATCGCTTTCTTTCATCCAGCTCCCTTGGATCAATCATAGGATTGTCATAAGATGTGAAATGAAAGTAAGCATAGCGATCATCATAGTTTGGTTGCATGCACAGCTTATGGAAATGATTCTTGCCTTTTGGAGTTGATATAAATATGATCTTCTTTCCTTTGACCAGGACAGTTGCACTCAACACCTCATCCCATAACTCTGGTCTGGTGAATGCCATCTCATCAACAACCATGTAATCAAATGTATTGCCTCGGATGTTGTCTGGTCTCTCACCTGAAAAGAATTCAATGGTTGATCCAAAGCCAGTGATCATAAGATCTGATCTATTGAACGTGAACAATCCACTTGCTGATGTTGCTCTCTCCATCTCAGAGAATACCTTCTTACCTTGCTTATATACTGGAGTTACCCATGCGATTTTACAGCCTTTATCATTGATGGCCCACCATAGGAGTTGGTTGATTCCAAGCATAGTCTTTCCGAACTGCCTCCCAATATTGAGAGCATAATATTTTTCATGGCCATGGTTGATGGCATCATGAATCTCTCGCTGTTTGTCATGTGGTTTGTAGCCTTTGACTGTACTCATTCAAAATCAAACTTCTCAACATTCTTAGTCTCGAGTTGTTGCCTGTCATGCATGCCGAATTTATTCTTAGCATAGAATATACCCTTGCCTTCATTGGCTACAATGTTCTTACCAAGAGCTATGAATTCACCATCTATGTTTTTTATAGTGTGACATTTATCAGACTCTTCTCTCAACCATCTATACCATGTCCTTCTATCAATTAACTTCATTCCAAGTTTAATAGGAATCCATATCATAAGAAAGTAATCAATAGTTGGAATGTGTCTATCAGAAACAAGTACAATCTCTCCTTTATTAGAGATCATCTCTTTTTTATTATTGAGACATTCTTGGATATATTCAAAGCCAAGATCCTCAAGTTGATCTATTATCTCTTGATTATATGCCATTTAGATATAATTATTCTCTTATTATATTATTTTGTTCGATTAATTACAATACTTAACATAGAAAGTATATGGCACCACTTTAAGCTTAGCAAGCAACCAGATAAGATGCTTATATTTTTTAAAGTCATATTTATCATATAGGGCACGATCTCCCATTCTCATGTTGACCATTCTAAGAATCTTTTCAGCTCGATCTCCGAACTTAGTGAAATCAAACTCTGACTTCTTACTGAAGATCTCTCTTGCCTCTTCTTTTGAGAGCTTACCACTTCTCACTTGAGCTGATAGGTAAACAATTCGTTTGTCAATGTTGAACTTCTCTGGCAGAAGGAATGAGCCAACAAACTCAGTGTAAACATTCTCACAATGCTTGCCACCATAATCTTGCCAGTTGATTAACCGCTTCATTTCAGCCTCCATTGAATCCCTATCGAATCCATAATGAAATGGCCTCACATTCTTGATTCCAACCGCAGCATAAAACAGCTGATCTTTGAAAGTAAATAGAGGATAATTCTGAAGCTTCAATCCAGTGTACTTGTTGTATATTGACTGAATGTATTTTGCATCCATATAGGTCCATCCTTTTGGAGTTGAGCCTTCAGTTCTGAAATCATGACCATTCAGAATGTACTTTATACCATACTTGTAAGCTGTATCATACATCAACTTAGTCATTGCAATATCATTTGGAATATCAGCATCAGGAACTCCAGCCACAAGGAAGGCATCATTCAATCTATCATACTCACCCTTGTTGACAGTATATGTGATTGAGTCAACACCAAGCAACTTGACTAACTGACTCATGTTGTGAATAGCCTCTGGAGCATTCCAATGATTATCAAAGTGAATCACCAAAGGTTTAAGATTCCAATATCTCACCGCAGTGAATAACAGTGTTGAGGAATCAATCCCTCCAGATATTCCCATGATACAGTCGTAGGTCTTATCCTTACCAGCTTGCTTTATCTTTGCAATTATATGTTTAAGTTCATGAGGATTGGCTTGCAACTCAAGCTCATCATGTAAATCACAGTACTCACATTGATGCTCACCTATTGAGGCAATTGACTCATCAAATAAACAACGTGGACATTCTTTCATAGTTTAATTTATATAAAGCCATTCAGGCTCAAATTTATAAAATTCATTAACATTAACTAAATTATCATCTAATTGTTTAAACTTAGGATTGTTAATATGATTTTCAATATCTTGAATACTATTCCAGCTTAAGCAATTATCAAAGTCTTGAGTATTAGTCACACAATACTTGCCTTGCATAGAAAGTTCCATAATTGTCTGAGCTCCTCCACAATAATTATTCAAAACTAATCCAATATAGCATTGATTATATATGTCATATTTTGCTCCTTGATGCCATTGCTCTTGACTATATTGATTACCAGCAAGGATAATGTCATATTTCAATTGCAGTTCAGATATTATATCCATTCTATGATAATCATTTGATGTAGATGGACAATAAGCAAATATCTTATTGCCAGTCTTTTGTTGATAGATATTTTCTGTTATTAACAAAGGATTAGAAAATACTGTATTCACATTAAACTCTTTAAATCTTTGTTGCATTATTTTTGAGCCTGTGATATTAATTATATTATCTCTTTTAAAAATATCAAAATCATCCCACATCATTGAATCATAACCACACCATAGAATGAAAGCTTTTGAATGATGATTTTTAATTACCTCAATATCTTTATCAGAATAAACTCCAATAAATAGACATGGTTTCATTGAATCATAATATGGCTTAACATTTAATCTATTAAACCAATCAAAGTCATTAACTGATTTACTCACATAAGCCTGATCTATTCTCATAACATTTTTTTTAATTCATTAAACTCTTTATCAAGCAATCCAGATGAACACCTCTCAGATCTCAGTGAGCCATCCCAATGGTCTCTGAATTTATGCTTGTTATTCCATTTATCCGTTGAGATGGATAGCAACTGAACTGATCTATCACATTCAAGGATTCCAATATCTTGATTTGTTTTAATAGCCTTCAGCCACATGGACCAATCAAGTCCAGAGTTAAGTCTTGGATCAAATGGAGTCCAGTTAATTTTCTCCATGAATTGCCGATTAAGAAAGCGACCAATACCAATTGGCTCATTTTCTCTCACTTGATCCTTATAACCTTTCCAATGGACAAGTCTGATATAGTCAGACACATCAGCAAAGTGACAGCCAAGTTGCCCTATCACTCCAAAGTCTTTGCTGTGCTCTTTACATCTTTCAATATAGCCATCACTACACCAGTCAGATGAACCCATGAAGATCACAGCATCAGGATTGTAATTCTTTGAGGCTTGGAATCCAGCATTCCACTTTGTGCCAAGAGGATCATTACTAATTGAGATAAACTCACAATCAAATTCCTTTGCTATCTCATTAGCTTCGCTCTCATGACCTAAAACAATCGGAGTGACTCCTTGCCGCTTAAGTCTTGAGCCT